TGTCCTGAAAAGTCATAACCTTTAGTCTTCTTAACTTCTAAGATAAAAGTACCTGTAACAGCACTTGCGTTAGTGATAAGTATATCACCAGTTACACCTGTTGCCTCTGGGTTAGTTATCATTGGTTGTTTACCATGATACCCATACTCGCCACTACCATGTACTGATATTGCGTGACTATCTGTGCCTGCGTCAAATTCAAATGATAAATCACTTGTTGCTGCTGTTGTATTCCATTTAATACTTTTAATATCTAACGTTGGGTTAGATGAATGTCCTTTCAATGCACTTGCGTCAACAACTTGTACTGCGTCATTTGTTGCATTGTCGATTTCAAACATTACTACATGTCTTGAATGACTATCTACCAATGTTCTTTTATTTACTACTGCCATTTTTACTCTCCTTTATATGGTTAGACCTGTTTCTTTTGCGAAATAGGTTTCAATATCTTTTGGTTGTATTCTATGTTTCTTCGCTACATCTTTCATTATCTTAGGAAACGTAGTTAATACTTTTTGCGGTGCTTTTGCCATCATAGCAAAAACATCATCTACGCCTTTTTTAACTCTAGGCGATAACTTCTTATAAGTCAAAGAACGTTTGTGTTCGTCTTTTTCTTTAATCGTCAATCTCAGTTGATTGAGTGTCATCATTGGGTTCTGCCTCTGCCTGTTTTGTTAAAAAAGTACCTGCTAAGTCTTTTCTCTTAGTGTCTAATTCTACGCCAACTTTATCAGATAAAGCAGACTTAAATTCTTTTTCTGCTTCAACTGTATCGCCTTTGTCTAATGCGTTAATTACGTTTCTAGTATTTTCAATACTCATTAAAATCCTCCGTCATCATCTTGTTTTGCTTTTGGGTCAGGTAATTCTCCTGACGCAATTTCGCCTTTAATTTTTTCTGCTTCGTCTTGCATTTCTGCTTCAGTCATTTTAAGTATTCTTTTCATTACATAATCTTTAGAATATACTTCACCCATCATTCCGTTGTCTTTTACTGAACGATAGATTTCCATTCTTTCTTTAAACATTTCACTTTCTTTTATTTCTGCAAAATATCCATCATTTACATAATGATACTTAATTGTCTGTGATAGACTATTTTCCCAGTCTTCGATAGTAACAATACCTTTGAGGACTAGTTGTGTTTTTAATAGGTCATGAAATAATGTATTAAATCTATTTCTTAATCTCGAAACAAACTTAGTGAATTTTAATTCATCACGATTTATTTCAGTTGAACGACCTAATTGTAAACCGCCACCTGCTTCACTATCCATTCTAGAGTAAGGTACATTGAGTGATTGATATAATTTCTTTTGAAAGTATTTGATATCATCTATCTCACCTAGATTTGAACCACCAGGTAGTGTTGTTATTTCAGTTCCTCGACCACCTTCTCGTCTAGGTAACCAAAAATCTTCTAACATACTCATATATTTTCTGTCGTCTCTGATCTCACCAGTAGCAGCGTCATATACAAGTTTGTTTCTATATCTGTTCATTACATCTTTTAGATATTGTTCTGCTTTTATTTTAGGTAAGTTACCAACATCAATGTAAAAAATTCTTCTTTCAGGTGCTCTTGATATACGATAGATAACAACACTATCCTCGATCATTCGCAACTGATTAACTGGTTTGATTGCCTTATGTAAATAAGACAATATTAAATTCTTTTGTTGATCTATAAGACCACTTGGGCAATATGCTATTGCGTCTTTTGATATTTTTAATCCTTGTGTTGCACTCGCACCAGGTTGAACACCTTTCTCATTGTATATAAAAAATTCTTCAAATTCTACTGCACCAGGTTTTTGTACGCCACCTTGCATTTCTTTAGGTGCAAACTCAGAACCAGGTTTTGATTTTGGTGCTCGCACCTTCTTCATTTTTCTAGGATCAATATATCGTAATTCTGTTATACCCATCTTAGTATTTGATGGATCTATTAATTTGTGATATACTATACGACCATCAACATACCATCTACGAAATATGTCATGACCTTTTTGTTCAAACTCTAATAAATTTAAAATTGATTTAAACTCGTCTGCTATTCTTTTTTTGATTTGTGATGAGAATGGTACACTATCTAATGATAGTTTTACAACCTCTTGGGTATCATCAACCACTATGGACTCATTGATAATATCTTCAATTGCCATATCACACTCTGGGTGCATTGCAATTTCTCTATATCGTCTAATTAAGTCTGCTTCGTTATTTACTTTTCCTTCAATATCAAGGTAAGTACCAAAGTGACCTCCACCCATAATAGTTTGAGTACCATCGTCAGTTGATGGTGCTGTAAACGATTGACTGGTAGGTTTTGATGCCTTACGTTTGATCTCGAAACCAAATATTTCTGCCACTACTATTCTCCTTTATACTATATAGGGGGTCTCGAAAGACCCCCATTTCAACATTACGTTGTAGTGTTACTTTCCCAATATTGATATCTCCATGTGCATGTAAACTGTTCTAACTCAGTCGCCGGAGCGTAAGTTAGTTCAATTGCGTCTAATGCTTTAGGGAACATACCTCTAAAGGTGTAAGATTTTATTGTATTTCCGTTTCTGTCTAAGTGATCTACGAAAGCGTCAACTTGATAATCAACAGGATTTACTAAACCTTCATTGTCTGAATGATTGTTAATTCCGTTTGACCATCTTTCAATTGCATTTCTGATACTAAAGTCAGTATCGTTAATGATTGTAGTTGTCCACTCTGCAAACTCTCTATCACCTGCCATATAGATATTTCTACCTCTGAAAGGAATAGTGATTTCACCTATTGTTGACGCTGGAAGTTGAGTAGCAGAACATAAGAAAGCCATGCTTTCTGTTTCACCACCAACTGCTGCATATCCAGGAAAAGGTAAAGTTACCTTAAACTGGTTTGCTCTTGCGCCACCGCCTTTGAGTTTCGATACAAAATCTGATATGTTTGCCATTTTCTATCTCCTCTCTATGCGCCTGCAACTTCACTAAACGCTACGCCGGAACGTGTCGCAATGAAATTGAGTTTAATGAAGTTAATTGAACGATTTGGTTTGACAAAAATGTCAGCAACAAATTCGTTTCTATCAATAACTTCACCTGTGTTGTTAGTTTCGTCACAAATAACAGAAAAGTCTGTAAGACCTCTTCTACCTTGTATATCTCTTAGGAAAGGTTCTACTAGATTTCTAAATTGTGCTCTAGTGAACTCATCATTGAACTCAAAGAGTTGAAATTTAGAAGCAGTAGATATTGCTTTCTCTAAAGTGATAAACAGTCTTCTAACATTAATTCTGTCAAAAGCACTAGGTTTTGATTGTGCCGTTTTATCGCCAAATAGAACAGTACCTTGCCCAGGGAATGTCACAACAGGATTTACTCTTGCTTTATACAAGTCGTCTCGTTGTGTCTGGTTAGGGTTAAATGCTAGTTTTACTGCACCTCTAATTTGTCCTCTGCTGAAACCAGCAGGTGAAAAATGAGGATCAGCAACTGTGTCTGTTCTTGCACATAGTCCCGCAATGTCACCACATAATGGAACAAATCTATATACGTCATTATATTTGTCGTAAGTATATTTGTAACCACTATCAATAACAGCATAAGATGAACTAGAAAGTCCGTCTGCAAATGCTTTTACGTTAACTGTTTGTGCGATTGGGTCTGATACGTTTACTACATCTGCTCTTGCCGGTGATACAAACGCTACAACGTCTTTTCTTGCCTCAGCAATGTCAATTACTTTTGTTGCATGTGTGTCGCCAGTTGCGTCTGCCGCTGTTGCGCCACCACCTTGTGAAGGTCCGCCAATTAAGAAATTGATATCGACTGTTTCAACATCAGCAAATTTATCATATGCTAATGCCATTTCGCCAAGAGTTGGTTCGTTGTCGTCTGTTCCACCACTTAATGATGTTGAATACACCGTTAAGGCAGCAGTTGAAGCATTATCAAAGGTTCTACCAGTTTTTGTCAAACCAGCAGTTGATAATGTACTTTCGTGATCCATCCAATAAACATATGCACTATTTCTGTAGATATAATCTACATAATAACTTGAATTACCAGAAGCGTCTTTTGCGTCTGACGCCTGAGATAATCCTTCATGTGTTTCTAGAATTGATCCAGCAGTACCTGTGATACCGCCATCTTCGTCTATAACTGCAATATGTAACTCGTCATTTGAACCGCCTGCATTTGATGTGTCATCTGTTGTAGATGGTGCATTTGAAAAGTTAAAATAATATTCCCAATGTCTTCTAACATGAGCATTATCTACTACTGCATGTCTTAATCCACCAGAAGAAGTTTTTCCTGTTGCTGGATCAAATCGTGATATTGTTAATACATGTGTTGCAATATTTGTTACTTTGTAATAATTACCTGATGGAGCAGCAGTGAAATTTCCACTTGCATCCCCAAACTCTAATACGTCACCAACTTGTACACCAGTACCTGCGTCTATTGTTATTGTAGTATCGCCAATAGCCGCTGATGCGTCATTGACCAAATTACTACCGCCTAGTAGACTTTGATATGCTGTTGAGTTAGTACACATAGAGACC